AATAAACTCTTAATAAGAAAATTAAAAGTAATCAACTACTTAGGGATAACCTTATGGCTTTGCGCCCAAAGACAATATGCAACTATGCAGGATGCGGTAAGACAATAGATGAAGGTAGATACTGCACTAAGCATGAAGCAATACATCAAGTGCAAGAGAATAAGCGCAAAAGTATTCGCAATGCAGACTATAGCCGAATGTACACATGGAATTGGAGAAAGTATTCTTCTACATTTTTAAAGCAACATCCTCTTTGTTTAATTTGTTTAGAAGATGGAAAGATAATCCCTGCATCAGAGGTAGATCACATCAAGCCACACAAAGGGGATAAGGATTTGTTTTGGGCAGAAGATAATCATCAAGCCCTGTGTAAGCCTTGCCACAGTAGAAAGACAGCACAAGAGGATGGTGGGTTCGGTCATAAGGCAAAAGCTATCGAAAATAATAATTGATAGGCTGTAGCTATATAGGATGGGGGGTGCAAATGAAGTAGAATACAGACAGCGCACAAGCGCTAGTCGGAGTTAATTTTCTACACAGGAGAAATTGACTTTAGGGTAAAGCTATCAAGATCTAAACTTAATAGGGAAAGCTAATGAGAGGTAGAAAGCCAAAGCCAACTGAATTGAAACTGGTTCAGGGAACATTTACAAAAAAAGATGAGAGAAGAAGGAACAGAGAGCCAGTAGTGAGTAAGAATCTAGATCAAGCACCTGAGTGGTTTACTGAAAGCCAAAAGACTTCATGGAACTATGCCATTGATAATGCGCCTGCTGGTTTGCTAAAGCGCCTAGATAAATCTGTGCTTACTGCTTGGGTGGTTGCAGAAGATCTACATAGATTTGCATCTGAGCAACTACAAAATGAAGGCATTGTTTTTACTTCGCCTAAAGGCTATCAGATCCAATCCCCATATGTAGGAGTTCTAAATACTCAGGCTTCTATGATGATGAAGTGCGCTAGTGAAATGGGCTTTACTCCTACAAGTAGAAGTCGCATTGTCTTAGCAGAAGAAGAAATTCAAAATGATCCTTGGGCTAAATTAGCAAGTGGTTGATTATCAAAAAGTAGCATCTCAATATTGCTTAGACATTCTCAAGGGAGTTATCCCTGCTAATAAATATGTTAAGCAGGCTTGTAGAAGGCAGTTAGATGATCTATCAAAAGAGAATACATCTGAGTTGCCTTACATCTATGATTCATCAAAGGGCGCTAGGGTTTGCACTTTTGTAGAGCAACTGCCACATATCAAAGGCAAGTTGGCTGGTGAGCCTATTGAGTTAGAGCCTTGGCAGATCTTTATTCTTATGACTGTGTTTTCTTGGATGCATAAAGACACAGGCTACAGGAGATTTAGAAGGACTTACATTGAAGTGCCAAGGGGTAATGGCAAATCTGCTATGAGTTCAGCTATTGGTTTGTATATGCTTTGTGCTGATGGTGAGGGTGGCGCTGAGGTCTATAGCTTTGCTACTACTAGGGATCAAGCCAAGATTGTCTTTGGTGATGCACAGCATATGGCTAAAAAGACAGCAGGGCTAAGGAATCATTTTGGCATTGAGATCAATGCACACAATATTAATCAGGTAAGAACAGCATCTAAGTTTGAAGCCCTGAGTGCTGAAGGTTCTACTTTGGATGGTCTAAACACACACTTTGCCATCATAGATGAGCTTCATGCCCATAAGACTAGGGCGGTTTATGATGTTGTAGAAACTTCTATAGGCAAAAGAACACAGTCAATGCTGTGGGTTATCACTACAGCAGGCTCTAATAGGGCTGGTATTTGTTATGAGGTAAGGGGCTTTGTTCGCAAAGTCTTAGAGAAAACTGGGCATGATGATACCCAATTTGGGATCATTTATGGTTTAGATGATAAGGATGATGATTGGACAACTGAAGAAGCCCTGAAAAAAGCTAACCCTAATTGGGGTGTTTCTGTAATGCCTGAAGTTTTACTTCCTTTGCAAGCCAAAGCTATGAGTATGCCTAGCGCAGCTAACAACTTTAGAACAAAGCATTTAAATGAATGGGTTAATGCAGATGTAAGCTGGATGGATATGAGAGCATGGGAAGCCTGCACAGATTCCTCTCTTAGTGTAGAAGATTTTAGAGGTGAGCCAGCCTACATAGCTTTAGACTTAGCTTCTAAAACAGATATTGCAGCCAAGATGTTGTTATTTGAAAGAGATGGTCATTACTATGCATTCGGTGATTATTATTTGCCTAGAGAAACTGTAGATAAAGGTGAGAACTCTCAATACTCAGGGTGGGAAAGTCTTGGCTTACTTACTGTTACTGATGGCGCAATCATTGACTTTATGGTGATAGAGAATAAAATCCTAGAAGATTGCAAGCAATTTGATGTTATAGAAGTGCCATATGATCCATTTCAGGCTACTCAGTTATCAATGCGCTTGCTTAATCAGGGTGTAAATATGGTTGAGGTTCGCCCAACTGTGTTGAATTTTAGTGAGCCAATGAAGCAATTAGAAGCCTTGGTCTTAGATAAAAAATTTCATCACAATGGTGATCCAGTTCTTACTTGGATGGTTAGTAATGTAGTTTGTCATATGGATGCAAAGGACAATATCTATCCAAGGAAAGAAAGGCATGAGAATAAGATTGATGGAGTAGTAGCTTTGATTATGGCATTAAGCAGAGCTATTGCAAATAGTAATGAGCATGGGAGTTTAGATGACTTCTTGGCTAATCCGATAAGGCTATAAATATGGCATGGTATTCAACTCTATTATTTGGCTTTGGTATAGCTGGCAAAAGACAAGCTGGCTTACAGCAAGCAAATGCAGGCTCTTATCAGATAGCGAATGTAACAGTAAATGAAGATACATCTCTAAAGCTCTCAGCAGTTTGGGCTTGTGTAAGGTTGCTTTCTGAAACCATTGGTGGGCTTCCTATCAACTGCTACAGGATTGAAGCTGATGGCACTAGGGTTTTAGATAATAGCCATCCTCTTGCAGAGCTATTTGCTAACAAACCAAACAAATATCAAAACAGATTAGAGTTCTTTGAAACAATGACTATGCAATTAGCCTTGCATGGTAATGCTTATGCACACATTACTAGGGGAACTGGTAAGCGCATTATAAGTTTATTGCCTTTAATGGCAGAGCAAATGGAAGTAGCTTTACTTACAGATGGCACAGTAACCTATAGATATAACTCAGGAACAGATGTTTCAGTTTACAGCCCTGAGAGCATTTGGCATATTAAGCTAATGAGCAATGGCATTGTTGGTCTTTCTCCTCTTGCCTATGCTCGCAATGCTATTGGAATTGGTATTGCAGGGGATGATAGGGTTAAGACTTTAGCTTCTAATGGCTTTAAGCCTACTGGAGTTTTGACTATTGATAAACTTCTGAAGCCTGAGCAAAGAGAACAAATCCGATTAGCCTTTGCAGATTTACAGCAAGGCTCAGGAGATCCGCTAAGAGTTCTAGAAGCTGGTATGACTTATCAGCAAGTATCTATGAATCCTAAAGATGTGCAACTATTAGAAACTCGCAGATTTCAGATTGAAGATATTGCAAGATTCTTTGGTGTGCCATCAGTCTTAATTAATGACACATCAGCCAGCACTACTTGGGGTTCAGGGATTCAACAGATTGTTGAGGGATTTTATAAATTAGGACTAAGACCATACCTTGAAAGGTATGAAGCTGCCATTCGCAACACTCTATTGTCAGCAGATGATAAGCGCAACTTTGAGTTTGAGTTTGATTTTGGCGCACTACTTAGAGGTGATGAGCAGACTAGATACGCAACTTACAAAGAAGCTATTATGTCAGGCTTTAAAACTATCAATGAATGCAGACAAAGAGAAGGCTTAGAGCCAATATTAGGTGGTGATGTTGCTTATTTACAGGCACAAATGACACCTATTACTACTCTTTCTAATCCACAGCCAGCGCAAACTGAGCAGATTTTGGGTGCTATGAGCAATATGGATAGGGAACTAAAGGCTCAAATATCATCTATGAATAATGAAAAACAGCCATTAAAGTTTGATCTAAACCCCAATATCACAGTTGAAAGCACACCAATTAATTTAACATTGAAGCAAGAAACAGATGGTAAGCCATCCAAAAAGACTATAAAGCTAGTCAGGGATGATAAGGGTAATGTAACAGGCGCAGAATCTACAGAAGGATAATCATGGCAATCACTACAGCAATTTGTAATTCCTATAAGCAAGAGATTCTTGAGGGAGTTCATGCTTCCACAGATACTTATAAGATTGCTTTATATACTAGCTCTGCTACTTTAGGTGCAGGCACTACAGCCTATTCTTCTTCTAATGAAGTTAGTGGCACAGGCTATGATGCAGGCGGAAAAACCTTAACTGGATATGTTAGTGGTCTATCTACAAGCACAGCTTATATTACTTTCTCTGATCCATCATGGGCAGATAGCACCATAACTGCTAGAGGTTGCTTGATATATAACTCAAGCAAAACAAACAAAGCTGTAGCCTGTTTTGATTTTGGTAGTGATGTAGTTTCTGTTTCAGGAACTTTCACCATTGATCTACCAGCAGCAGGGGCTACAGCGCTTATTAGAATTGCCTGATGCCTAACTTTGATAGTGCTTTAGGTGATTTTGATAATCAGCCTAGCACCTTTGATGAATGGCAAGATCCGCCAATACTATTTGATGATGGCTATGGTCTTTTTGATTCAGCATTAAATAATTTTGATGATGGTGGCATAAATAGCTCAACTATTGAGCTAGTAGGTCAGGAATTAACTTCAACTGCTGGCAGTATTGGTGAAATTGTTTCTGATTCTATACAAATATCAGGGATAACCCTTACTTCAAGCGCAGAAACCATAACTGCAAGTGGTATTCAAAATAGCAATGTAGCTACAAATGGGCTACAAATGGCTTCAGCAGTAGGTAATATAAGCCCGATAGTTACAGATTTAGTATCAATTACAGGGCAAGAAGCCACATCTACTGCTCAAAATATCAGCGCAAATGGCACACAAAGCGCCACATCTACCATTACTGGCTTAGATTTATCAATATTTTTAGGGAATGTAACAGCAGAAATTGCGGATTCTACATCTATTTCAGGCATACAAATGAGCAGTTTTGTTGCAGAAATTAGTGCAAATGCTACACAAAATCCTGTTTTCTCTGTAAATGGTATAGGTTTACAAAGTAATTTAGGATCAGTAAGCGCAAGTGGACAAGAAGTTGCATCAGAAGTTGGTAGAGGTGGAAAACACTATGCACCATTAGAAAGCAGAGGGGCTAAGGCTTTAATTGTTCCAGTAACTACACAAATTTTTGTAGAAAATATTTCTGCAAGCGGTCAGATATTTATTAGCGCTAGAGCAAATGTCTTTTCACTACAAACTTCAGTTGCATCAAATGATTTAATCGCAGAAGGTCAGCTTGGTATTCCTGATGAAGATTTGCTATTGCTATTGGTAGCTTGATAGTTTTAGTTTATTATATGCAAAAGATGGGAAAAGAATATGCCAACACCTAGGGATGATGAAACTGAAAGAGAGTTTATCTCAAGGTGTATGGGTGATGCAGAAGCAGTAGAAGATTTTCCTGATCAAGAACAAAGGGCTGGTTTTTGCTATGCAGTTTGGGGCAGAAGGGATGAGAAGGCAACTTATAGGGGTGAGGAAATAGATTTAACTCCTACAGATTCAATGGCGCAAGAAGCAAAAAGAGGTTTAGCTTGGAGAGATGAGTTTAATAGAGGTGGCACAGAGGTAGGTGTAGCAAGAGCTAGAGATCTAGCTAACAAAAGAGAGCTATCAGCCGAAACTGTGAGAAGGATGGTTAGTTATTTTGCAAGGCATGAAGTAGATAAGCAGGGTCAGGGTTTTAGTCAGGGTGAAGATGGATACCCTAGCGCTGGCAGAATTGCTTGGGCTTTGTGGGGTGGTGATGTAGGACAGACTTGGGCTAATGCCAAGAACAGGCAGTTAAATAGGATTGATGAAGAAAAGCAGGGAAAGAAGCCTATGTTAGAAAAGAAAATGTTAAATTTTGCTTCAGCAGAAATTAAAATTGCTGATCTAGGAATGTTTGAAGGATATGCTTCTGTATTTGATGGAGTAGATTCCTACAATGACACCATCCTAAAGGGCGCTTATCAAGATACTATTTCTAATCGCAATCGCCCTGTTTCAATGTATTTTAATCACACATCTTATAGATCTGATATGCCTGCAACAATTGGCAAATGGATGAGTATGGAAGAAGATACAAGAGGACTTTATGTAAAGGGTCAGTTATCTTTGGGGCATCCTACTGCTGATGCTATCTATGCCAGCATGATTAATAAGACTGTAGATGGTTTATCTATTGGCTTTAAGATTCCTGATGGTGGCTATGATGTTAGGGATGGCATTAGATATTTAAAGAAAATAGATCTAGTAGAAGTATCTGTTGTAGATAATCCAGCAGATAATAATGCAAGAATCTCATTAGATTCTGTAAAATTAGATATTGAAGGAATTAAAAGTATTAGAGAAGCTGAGGAATTTCTGAGAGATTCAGCAAACCTTAGTAACTCAAGCGCAAAGGCTTTGCTGGCGCAAATTAAGTTGGTGCTTCGGGATGAGGTAAAGACTGAGATTGAACAAGCAATGATTATTAATCGCTTAACCAACATTATCAAAGGATAAATTATGTCGGATCAATTAAACCAAGTAGTAGAAGCTATTGAGAAAAAGCAATCAGAAATTGATGCTATGCTCAAAAGCGCAGGAACAGAAAGCAAATCTGCTGTAGAAGCTGCTGAAAAAGCTGCTAAAGAACTAAAAGTAATGGGTGATCGCCTTCTTGAGATTGAGCAGAAGCAAGCTGAATCTATTAAAAAGGGTTATGAAGCACCTATAACTTTAGGACAGGCTTTTGCTAACTCTGATGAGTTCAAAGCATTTGTAGAAGGTCGCACTTCTAAAGCTCGCTTAGAGATCAAAAATACCATTACTGGTCAATCAGGATCTCCTGCTGCTAATAGTGATACCATTGTTGCACCACAGCGCCAATCAGGTATTGTAAGTGGCGCTTATCGTACTTTGCGTATTCGGGATGTTCTTCCATTTGGCACAACTTCTTCAAACTTAGTTGAATATACAAGAGAACTAACATATACAACTAATGCTGCTGAAACTGCTGAAGGTGCAACTAAGCCTGAATCTGCTTTGACATTTGAATTAGTCAGCGCACCAGTTAAGACTATTGCTCATTGGCTCAAGTTATCTAAGCAAGTTATGGATGATGCACCAGCATTAGCCAGCTATGTAGATACTCGCCTGCGCTATGGTGTTGATCTTCGCATTGACCAACAGTTGCTTAATGGTAATGGCTCAGGTCAAAACATTGGCGGTCTTACTAAATCAGGTAATTTCACAGCATTCACACCAGTAAGCGGTGATAATGCGATTGATAGCATCAATCGTGCTATCTATGCTGTAGCTGCTGCTGATTACAATGCTACTGCAATCATCCTGAATCCTGCTGATTGGGGTGCTATTGAGAGAACTAAGACAACTGATGATGCATATGTCTTTGGTTCACCTCAGAAACTTGCACCTACATTGTGGGGCTTGCCAGTTGTAGCTACAAATACTATGACTGCTGGTAAGTTTATGGTTGGCGCAATGGATGTTGCAGCACAGGTATGGAATCGCCAAGGCACTACTGTTGAGATGAGTGAAGCAGATGACACCAACTTCCAAAAGAATTTGGTTACAGTTCGTGCAGAAGCTCGCTTGGGCTTGGCAATCTATCGCCCTGCTTCCATTCAATATGGTAATTTGACTGTTTGATAGGGTATTAAAATAGGGAAGGGGGAAACTCCTTCCCATTTTTATCATGCTAGTAAAAGCACAAAGAGATTTTATAAGCCCAATTATGGGTGATATTACAACTGGTCAAGTATTTGATTGTGATGATGGCATAGCTTACTATTGGCTTGGTTCAGGATTAGTAACAGAATTTAAGCCTGTAAAATGGAATGAGATTGAAACTAAGCCACATATTGAAAAAACAGTAGAAACCAAAAAAGTAAGAAAGCGCAAAAATGGCAACTAAGATTATTACTGCACCATCTTTTGAGCCTATTACTGTTGCAGATGTATCTGAGTATTTGCGCTTAGATGATAGCCCAACAGATACAGCGCTAATCAGCGCACTAATTACAGCTTCTAGACAACATCTAGAAAATTACCTAAATAGATTTATTGCCCAACAAACAGTTGAGCTTGCACTTACTGGATGGAAGGATAAGATTGATTTATCTTCTCCAGTTCAATCTATTACTTCAGTTAAATATTTAGATGAAAATGGAGTTGAGCAAACTCTAAGCTCTACTCAGTATATTCTTGATAATTACTCTGAGCCAGCAAGTATTTATCCTGCTTATGATGTAACTTATCCTAATCTGTATGATCAAGAAAACAATGTAAAGATTCGCTATGTAGTTGGCTTTACTTCAGGTGGTAGCCCTGATACAAATCCTTTGCCTGATCCTTTAAAGTTTGCCATGATGCTTATTATTGGTGATCTATATTCCAATAGAGAAGCAGGCGGTGAAAGGGCTTATCAAGTTAATCCTACAGTTCAAAACTTATTGCAGTTTTACAGGCTTAATATAGGAATGTGAAAACTGCTGTTTGCATAGCTAGTGGAACTAGCCTAACTAAAGAAGATGTTGATTATTGCCAAGGCAAGGCTTCGGTCTATGTAGTCAATAACTCTTATCAGATTGCACCTTGGGCAGATGTTCTTTATGCCTGTGATGAAGAATGGTGGGATTACTATAAGCCTGATTTCGCAGGGGCTAAATGGACAATTAATGAAAATGCATCCAAGAAATATAATTTAAATTATATTGAACATGATGCACAGGCTTTATTCTGCGACACAGAAAGAATTGCAACTGGCAACAATGGTGGCTTTCAGGCTTTAAACCTAGCTTTTATTCATGGATTTAGGCGCATTCTATTATTAGGATATGACTATCAAAACTCAGGTCAGCATTGGCATGGTAGGCATCAAGGTAGATTGCACAAAAGCCCTGATATGAGAAGATGGGTTAGGCATATGGAGAATGCTTATCCTCTTATGCAAAATGCTGGCTTAGAAATAATTAATTGCAGTAGAGATACAGCCATCAACTGTTTTCCTAGAAAGGCTATAACAGAAGTCTTATGAAGTTCATTAGTTACTACACTCCTCAATATATTCAAGAAGCGCAGAAGCTAAGACAGTCATTAGAATCTAATCTTTTAAATTACCATGTCGCAGGGATAGAAGATAAGGGATCTTGGGATGCAAATACACACTACAAGCCTATATTTATCCGCCAACAATTACAAAATGAAAGTGCTGTAGTTTGGCTAGATGCTGATTGCATGGTGCTTTCTTATCCTAAGATATTCTTTGAGCTTAATTGTGATGTGGCATTTCATAGATTTAAAGGCAAAGAACTTTTATCAGGCACAGTTTATTTTAATAACACAGCTAAGACTTCTGAACTTCTACAAAAATGGATTGATATAAATCAAGAAAATCCTGAAGTATTTGATCAAAAGAACTTAGATCAGGCTTTAAAATCTATTTCAGATATTTCAATTATTGAGCTTCCACCTGAATATTGTTTTATCTATGACTTATCTAAAGATTACTATCCTAGGGTAAACCCTATAATTGAGCATTATCAAGCAAGCAGAAAGTTCAGATGAGAATTCTAACCATTTGCGGTATCGGAGATATTCATTGGGTGATGCTGAAGATGGAATCTTTCATAGAGAAAGAATGCAAAGGTGTAATCCCTGAGATTACAGTTTGGAACTTTGATGGTAGACCTAGGGCAGATGGCTTTGTAAGTCGCATTCCTTTTGTAAAGTTTGCTGGCTATGACAATGAGCCTATGGGCAGACAGCAAAAGCGACTATTCCATGAGATGTATATGGAAGGATCTAAGGAAGTTGTAAGCGGATTCAAAGGCTATGATTATTTTATTTGTGTAAATGGAAGCCTAAGAATAGGGCATAACATGGACACAATCATGCGCCAATACTCTACAAATTGGAATTACAAAATAAACACAGAGGACTGCATAAGCCCATATAGTGAGCCTTACATTATTTTTTATTTCTCTAATCATGGGATGTTTACTGATTGGGTAGCCAAGATGCCACCTGAAAAGATTAGAAGTTTCATGCAACAAATTAAAGGCTACAAATTAATCCTTACAGGAAGCTCATGGGATTCGCCATTTAACCAAGAGCTAGAAGATAATGGTGTAATTAACCTTTGTGGCAAAACTAGCCTTACAGAGCTTTTTGGCTTGATTAAAGGGGCTTCTGCATTTGTTGGCTGGTGTGGCGGTAATACCATAGTTAGCCAGCACATAAACACACCAACTTTAATGCTTTGGTCTAATTACTTCTCTCATAGAGCCTTTCAAACTAACTGGGTTGATCCTGATAGATTGGGAAAGGTTTACATTCCTATGGATGTAGAAACAGCTAACAATGATTCTCTTATGAAGAATTTGGGGGTGCTTCTTGGAAAGTAAACTTCTTTGGTTTCCTAAGTTTGGGATTGGCTATTACCCTGTAGAAGATCAGCCCTATGATGAAGCCTACTGGCAAAAGTATTTAGTAATGGAAAATACAGAAATAGGGAAAACCCTTAATAATGCTAGGGTGGAATTAGTTCAGGCTTATAAGATGGATGAGATTCTAGATATAGGAATAGGATCAGGCGCATTTGTTAAAGCTCTAGATTATGCCTATGGGTTTGATATTAATCCCTGTGCAATCGCATGGCTTAAAGAAGCTGGCAAATATAAAGATCCTTATCCTTTAGATTCCATGAGTTTTTGGGATAGCCTAGAGCATATTCATAACCCTAGCCATTTGTTAGGCTATATCAAAAAATATGCATTTATCTCTTGCCCTGTTTATGAGGATAAAGAACATATCCTAAGAAGCAAGCATTTTCGCCCTGATGAGCATTGTTGGTATTGGACTAATAAAGGTCTAGAAAGATTTATGAGTAATTTTGGCTTTAGTCTTTTAGAATATAACCTTATGGAAACTGAAATAGGTAGAGAAGATATAGGCACATTTGTATTTGTGAGAGAGATATGAAAGCAGGCAAATTAGATCGCAGAGTTCAGATTAAGGTTAAAACATCTACAAGGGATGCTTATGGCGCAGAGATTCTTACCTATTCTGTGTTGGCTACAGTTTGGGCAGAAATAATGCCTGTAAGCGGTAGAGAGTATTTTTCTGTAGCACAATTTATACCTGAAGCCAGCTTAAAGATTAGAATGCGCTACAGAGAAGATTTTGATGAAACAGCGAAGCTCGCCCATGATGGTGTGGATTATGACATTCTCTACATTGCTGAAATTGGTAGGGGTGATGGTTTAGAAGTTTTAGTTAAGAAGCCTGCATAATGCAAGTAAAAATTCTAGGTTTAGAGCAACTAAAAAAAGCCCTAAATCAACTTCCTATAGAGATCCAGCAAAAGGCTCTTAGATCAGCAGTATCCGCATCTGCAAAAGTTGTAGTTGATGCTGCAATAGCTAAAGCGCCAGCAGGAGATACAGGCAATCTTAAAAAGGCAATCTACAGATATAGAAGTAGAAGTGGCTCAGGCACAGGTAGAGAAACTTATTTGGTAGGTGTTAGGAAAGGCAAGAAAGCCTATGCCAATACTGCAAGAAACAGAAGGCTAAATAGGGTAGGTAAGAAATACACAGTTCAAGGTGAAGCATATTATTGGCGCTTTTTAGAGTTTGGAACTGCTAAAATGCAAGCTAAACCTTTTATGCGCCCCGCTTTTGAGGGATCAAAAAGTAGAATATTGGATGTAATGAAAGAAAGATTAGGCAAGGCAATTCAAGATCAAGCAAAGAAACTGGCAAAAAAATGACTATTGAAACTTCAATCTATTCTGCATTGCAAGGTTTGGCTAGTGGCAGGGTCTATCCATTGCAAGCACCTGAGAAAGTAACCTATCCTTGCATAGTTTATTTTCGGATCAATTCCACTCCCATAAATACAATAGATGGTGGTTCAACTATTGATTTAGTTCGCATTCAGGTGGATACTTATGCAAAGACTTATTCAGCCTGCAAAGTGCTTGCTGAATCTGTTAGGTCATCTCTTGAAGGAAGCGCAGTAAAGGCAACTTTACAGACTGATCAAGATATTTTTGAGCCTGATTTATCTGTTTTCAGGGTATCTCAGGATTATTATGTTTGGCAAACTAGGTAGGAGTTAATATGAGTTCAAATGCTTTAGAAGCACAAGGGATGTTAATCAAGATCGGTAATGGCGCTTCTCCGCAAGTGTTCACTACTATTTCTGAAATCAAAACCTTTAGCGGCCCGACAGGGTCAGCAGCAGTTATTGATGTAACTGATTTAAGTTCTACTGCTAAAGAAAAGCGCATGGGTCTAGCTGATGAAGGACAGTTAAGTTTTACTATTAACTACATTCCTGACAATACTCAGCATACATTGTTACGCACTCGCAGAGCAAGCAGAGATGAAACAGATTTTAAAATGGTGTTTACTGATGATAGCCCATCTACTACTTGGAGTTTCTCTGCATTTGTAACTGGCTTTGCTGTATCAGGCGCAGTTGATAATGTGGTGGAAGCTAATGTAACTTTAGAAATTACTGGATCAATCACACAGAGCTAAAATGGCAATCCTAAATAAAGAAGCAATACTAAGCGCAGTAGATTTAAAAAAAGAGTTAGTTAAAGTTCCTGAGTGGGGTGGTGAAGTTTACATCAGCATGATGACTGGTGAAGCTAGAGATGCTTGGGAACAGGGATTGGTAGGCGGTAAAGGTGCGAATCTAGAGAATATTAGAGCTAGGTTAGTTTCCTTTACTGCTGTGGATGAGCAAGGTAAGAGGATCTTTCATAGTGAAGATGCTGTTGAGCTTGGCAAGAAATCCGCAACTGCTCTTGAGAGATGTGTAAAGGTGGCGCAGAAGTTAAATAGATTAACTGAGGAAGAATTAGATAATCTAGTAAAAAACTAAAAGCCCATCCCCAAAGACAGTTCTACTTTAGTTTAGCTCTGAAATTGGGAATGCCAGTTGGGGAGATGTTAAGAAGGATGGATAGTGCAGAGATAACTGAATGGATGGCATACTTCAAGTTAGAAACACTACCAAAACAGAAAGCATCAGATGTAATAAAAGCGCAGTTTGCACACAGGGTTAAGAGGAAAGAAAAATAATGGCATCATTAGGTCAGCTTGTAGTTTCTCTTACTGCGGAAACAGCGCAATTTAAAGAAGCACTTTCTAAAGCAGCCTATGAAACTGATAGGGCTATGAAGAAGATTGAATCTTCTACTAGCTTTGTTTCTACTGCTTTTAAAACTCTTTTGACTGCTGGAGTTGTAGCCCAAGTTACTAGCGGAGTTAATTCAATCATTGAATCTATGGCTAGGCTTGAGGATATTAGTAAAACTACTGGTTCAACTGTAGAGAATTTATCAGGTTTAGCAAGCCAAGCAAGAATTGTTGGTGTTGATATGAACACCCTTGAATCTGTTTTAATAAAATTTAATAAGGCTTTATTTAGTGTTGAAAATGAAGCAAATACTACCGAAAAAGCATTAAAAGCTATTGGTCTATCTTCTAAAGAATTAAGGCAGATGGATACAGTAGATGCTACTTATGCAGTAGCTAGAGCATTACAAGAATATGCTGATGATGCAAATAAAGCAGCTATTATTACTGCTATTTTTGGTAAATCCGCAAAAGAAATTTCTCCATTTTTAGATGATTTAGCAAAAAATGGAAAGATGAATGCTGTGGTAACTGCACAGCAAGCTGAAGCTGCTGGTAAATTGCAAGATGAAGTTAGAAAGCTAGGTTTAGAATTTGATAAATTTACTAATGGAATTCTAAGCAGAGCAATTCCAGCGCTTTTAGAATTTTTTAAAACACTTAATTCTATTATTCAGCCTTATGCAATTCTAGGCAATAACATAGAAGAATTAGAAGGTGCATTAGCAAAAGTTAATGCAACTATTGAAAAGAATACTTCTTTAGGAAAAGAAAATTCTAAGAGCAATTTAGACTTACAAAAAGGTTTGCAAAGTCGCATAGGCTTTTTAAAAGAACAAAAGCGCATAGAAGAAGAAATAGCTAACAATGCAAACAAACCAAAGAAGAAGGCTGATGCTGATTTAAAAGATTATACAAAAGGATTAGCTTCAATTAATGAAAGCAATATGAAGTTTTTAAGTTCTGTTAAAGATTTAACAAATAAAATTAATATGGAAATGCAAAATGTATTTTCTTCTGATACTGAAAAGAAATTACAAGCTAATCTTTTAAGTTTGCAAAAAATGGTTGAAGATGCTGCAACATCTATGGCTAAACAATTAGCAGAAAAAAATATTACTCCTGACCAATATGCTCAAGGAATTAAAGAACTTTCTTTAAACTATGTTGCTGCTATTGAAGTTGCTACAAAATTAAAAGAAACTCAGGATGATTTGAATTCTAGTTATGCTTATGGCGCACAAATCGCATTATCTAAATATATAAATGAATCAAAGAATCTAGCAAATCTTACTAGCGGTGTAGTTACAAATGCTATGAATGGTTTAGACAATGCTCTCCTTGGGATTATGAGTAGAACAACTTCTGTAGCAGATGCCTTCTCAAAAATGACAGCATCTATTCTCAATGACATAGCTAGAATTTTAATTAGGCAATCTATCACAGCACCTTTGGCTGGCTTTATCTCTAGCTCTTTAGGAAGTTTCTTTGGTGGATCTGTAACACCTACTCAAACTTCTACAGGCTTAAACACCTTTGATATGGGTGGTGGTAGAGCATTGGGCGGTAATGTAAGCGCTGGAACTTCTTACTTAGTTGGTGAGAAAGGTGCAGAGATATTTACCCCTAATATGAATGGCTCTATTACTCCTAATGATGCTATGGGTAGTGTTACTGTTAATCAAACATTCAATATACAAACTGGAGTTGCACAAACAGTAAGAACAGAAATACAGTCTATGATGCCAAGAATCATGGAAGCAACAAAAGCTGCTGTAGCTGATTCCAAGCGCAGGGGCGGTTCTTATGGAAAGATGATGAGCTAATATGGCAATTACTTACCCCTTATCCCTTCCTTCTAATAGACAGATTGCAAGAGTTAGATTAAATGCTACTGATGTAGTTGGTGTATCTCAATCTCCTTTTACAGCTTCTCAGCAAGTATATAGATATACTGGGCAGTTTTGGGAAGCAGATATAACTTTGCGCCCAATGGATAGAGATGATGCTGAGTATTGGATTAGCTTTCTACTAAAGTTAAATGGTCAATATGGAACATTTTTATTAGGTGATCCAAATGGCGCTACTCCTAGGGGTGTAGCAACAGGAACTCCATTAGTAAATGGTGCTAGTCAAACTGGCAATGAACTAATTACAGATGGATGGACTGCTGGAGTTACAGGCATTATGAAAGCAGGAGATTATTTTCAATTAGGCACAGGCTTAAGCGCAAGGCTTTATAAAGTTTTAAGTGATGTAAATTCTGATGGATCAGGAAATGCAACTCTTACAATTTATCCTGATCTAAGAAGCTCTCCAGCTAACAATGCAACAATTACTGTAACTAATGCTAAGGGTAACTTTAGACTTAACTCAAATCAAACTTCTTGGGACATTACAGAAGCGCAATTTTATGGAATAACATTTGGCGCTAGGGAAGCATTGTAATGTCTAGAACTTTGCCACAAGCTCTATCTGATGAGTTTATTGCTTCTGAGCTAAAACCATTCTATGCAGTAGAGCTAATGTTTGATTCAGGGGCGGTGCGCTTTTGGACAGGCTATGGTGAGATTACTGCTAATGGAGAAGAATGGTCAGGTTCAGGGCAGATTATGGGTATTGCGCCTAGTAATGAAACTACAGATCTATCTGCTAATGGAATGACTTTAACCTTTGGTGGATTAGATCCTAACATTGTTGCTATTGCTTTAACAGAGAACTACAGAGGAAGAACTGCAACTTTATATATTGGCGCTTTAGATTCTACTAATCAGCCAGTTAGCACTTTGTATCAGTTATTCTCAGGGCGCATGGATGTTATGAGTATTCAAGAAGATGGCACTACATCTACTTTAAATCTTAGCATTGAAAATGTTCTTATAGATTTAGACAGACCAAGAATTAGAAAATATACTAATGAAGAACAATTAAGTCGCTATCCTAATGACCAATCCTTGAAGTATGTTGCAAGCCTTCAAGAAAAAGATATAGCTTGGGGAAGATAAATGGGATTTAGCTTTGGCGCAGTCTTTAGAGCAGTAGTAGTAGCTGCTGCGGTTGCTGCGGTAGTCTATACAGGTGGTGCTTCATTAGGACTGTTATCTGCAACAACTTTAGCTGGCGGTATGGGTTCATTTGTCGCTATGGCTGCTCTTACTACAGCAGTTGCAGCGACAGCTTCACAGCTAATGACATCTACCCAATTACAAGGGCAAACCTTTGATATTGGCAGTCAATTACAGGGTCAAATTGTTTCCAAGAGAGAGCCTGCTGGAAATGCTAGGGTTGTCTATGGTGAAACTAGGGTAGGTGGCACAGTTCTATTTATGGAAGCTAGTGGCGCAAAAAATGAAACTATGCACATAGTTCAAGCAATATCAGGGCATCAAATTGATTCAGTTCAAAAAGTTTATGTAAATGATACAGAGGTGGTATTAACTCTTTCAGGTAATGCCTATGTAGGAACTTATAAAGGAAGCGCTACTGCTGTTTCTTTTAATTGGTTCTTAGGCACAGATAATCAAACTGCTTTGCCATTCCTATCAGGCACATCTGCATCAGCATTTCAATTTAAAGGCATATCTGCATTAGCATCTAAGATGGTCTATGATGCCAATGTATTCCCACAGGGCTTGCCAAACATTACAGCCATTGTTAGAGGTAAGAGGGTTTATGATCCAAGAACTTCTACAACTGCTTATTCTAATAACTCAGCACTTTGCATTAGAGATTATCTTTTAGATGCTGATTTTGGACTTGGTGCTAAATCTACTGAGATAGATGAAGCATCCTTTATAAGTGCTGCAAATATTTGTGATGAGAATGTAAACCTAAATCCAAGCGGAACAGAAAAAAGATATACCCTTAATGGAACTTATGTAAGCTCTGAGAAGCCCAAAGATGTTCTATCTAAAATGCTTACTTCCTGTGGTGGTATTCTTACCTATTCAGGGGGTAAATGGGTTATTAAGGTTGCAACTTATAGAACACCTACAGTAACCATATCAGAAGATATTATTGCTGGCTCTGTAACTATGCAGGCTTCACAAAGTCGCAGAGATATATTTAATGCAGTTAAGGGCTTGTATTCTGAGCCTACTGCTCTTTATCAGCCTACTAGCTTCCCATCTGTAGAAAACAATACTTATACAAATCAGGATGGAGAACAGATTTGGAAAGATATAGAGTATTCATTTACTACTTCTTCTGCTACTTGCCAAAGGCTTGCAAAGATAGAATTAGAAAAGTCTAGACAGCAGATTGTGTTTAATGTGCCATGCAAACTAAATGCATTTGAGGTTCAAGCTGGTGATAATGTTTTTGTAAACTTCCCTAGATATGGGTGGAGTAATAAGATATTTGAAGTTCTAGATTGGGAATTTACTGTAGCTTCAGAAGGTCAAAACTCTGTTCCAGTAGTCAATCTAACTTTAAGAGAAACTGCATCTCAGGTATATGATTGGAATAGTGGAGAGCAAACTACTGTAGATTTTGCGCCAAATACAAACCTTCCTGATCCTTTTACTGTTAATCCATGCGGTGTTTTTGTTTCTGATACCTTAACAATTATTGCTGAAACTGTGCAAACTACTTTAATAGTAGATATTGCTGGAACAAATACCTTCCAAGATAGATATGAGGTAGAAGCAAAATTATCAACAGATACAACTTATATCGCATTAGGTCAGGGATCAGGAACTAGATTTGAGCTTCCTAATGCAGTAGATGGCGCTTTATACAATGTAAGAGCAAGAACAATTAATTCATTTAATGTTAAATCTGCATACACTACAGCAAACTATGTAGTGGTTGGTAAGACTGCGCCCCCACAGAATGTAACTGGCTTTGATATAAATATAGTAGGCGCACAGGCTTATTTGAGTTGGATTGCTGTTCCTGATTTAGATTTATCGCATTATCGGATTAGGCATTCATCAGAAACTACAGGCGCAACTTATTCTAATTCTATAGATTTGATTGCTAAGGTAGCTCGCCCTGCTGTGTTTGCAGTAGCACCAGCCATGACAGGGACTTATTTCATTAAAGCCATTGATAAGCTAGGGAATGAATCTATTGCTCCTGCTGAAGTTACTGCAATCATTCAAAATATTAAAGATCTAAATGTAGTAGAAACTGTTACAGAATCTCCATCATTCTTAGGTCAAAAAGTAGAATGTAATGTTAATGAATTTGGTTATTTAGTTTTAGATACTTCTATTGATTTTGATGATGCTACTGGCTTGTTTGATGATCGAGATGGTGATTTTGATGGTGGTGGTGGCTTTATCTCAACTGAGGGAACTTACTACTTCTACAATGTAGTTGATCTTGGAGATGTTTATACAAGCAGAGTTACATCAAATATAGTTGTAGGGCGCAATGATTATGTAAATCTGTTTGATGATGTAACTGTCAATTTTGATGATCGAGAAGGCTTGTTTGATGGTGATCCAAATACTTATGGTGATACAAATGTAGAACTATATGTTTCGGTTACAGATGATGATCCTAATAGTTCTCCTGTAACTTGGTCAGATTGGCGCAAGTTCTATGTAGGAGATTACAAGGCTAGAGGTCTTAAATTTAAGGCTTTAATGACTTCTACATCAGGGGCATCAACTCCAGTTATTCAAAGCCTTTCTGTAACTGTAGATATGCCTGATAGGGTTATTGGAGATAATGATTTGGTAAGCGGAACTGGATCAGGTGGATATGCTGTAATCTTTAGCCCATCATTCAAAGTATCGCCTTCTATTGGTATCATGGCGCAGAATTTACAGCAAGGTGATTTCTATGAAATACCCACAAAATCAGCTTCAGGCTTTACAATTAGATTTAAGAATTCAGGCGGAACTGTGGTCAGTCGCACCTTTGATTATGTAGCCAAAGGATATGGAGAATTAGTAACCTAGGAGAATTAAATTGAGCCAGCATGACTTTACAATAGACAATCAAGGCTTTCCAGCCTTCAGATCAGATCTAAACAATGCGCTACAAGCATTAGGATCTACTTCTTCAGGAGCTTCAGCCCCTTCTAGCCCATTTGCTAATCAGCTTTGGTATGATACAACTAACAATATTCTGAAGATTCGCAATGAAGATAATGATGCTTGGATCTCTATTGTTACTTTAGATCAATCTGCTGATGTTACAAGTGGAGTTGGTGCTAAAACACTTCCTACAGGAGATATAGTAGGAACTTCAGATTCACAAACACTAACCAATAAAACTATTAATGCAACTCAATTAGTTGATGCTTCTGTTTCTCCAGCAAAACTTTCTTCTGCTGCTCAATATACAGGATTAAAAAACCGCATCATCAATGGTGCGATGGTGATTGACCAGCGTAATGCTGGTGCTAGTGTTACTCCAACTAACGGACAATACACTTTAGATAGATTTGCTATTTCTATTGGTGGTGGCGAAACAGGAAAATTAAGTATTCAACAAAATGCTGGTTCTGTAACCCCACCAGCAGGATTTACTAATTACTTAGGTGTAACTTCTTTATCTGCTTACACAGTCCCAACAGCAAATTGGTTTTCTCTACTACATGAAATAGAGGGACTAAATGTAGGAGATTTGGCATGGGGTACTGCTAACGCTAAGACTATCACCCTAAGTTTTTGGGTGCGTTCTAGTGGACTAACTTATCCAGCAACTTTTGGCGGTGCTTTAAATAACTCAGGCAACTCTAGAAATTATCCATACACTTATACAATATCTTCCGCTAATACTTGGGAACAAAAATCAATTACTATCGCTGGTGATACTAGCGGAACTTGGTTAACAAATAACGGAATCGGCATACAAGTAGGTTTTGCGTTGGGTGCTGGTACAACTGAAAGCGGAACGGCTGGTGCTTGGACAGCAACTAGAGCATTTTCAGCAACTGGAGCAACATCCGTAGTCGGCACAAACGGAGCAACTTTCTACATCACAGGAGTTCAGCTTGAGGTAGGCTCTACAGCTACTAGCTTTGATTACAGACCTTACACGACAGAACTACAGCTTTGCCAACGATATTACGCAAAAACATTTCCTCAAACTGTAGCGCCTGCTAATGGACTAGGAACTAGTTATTATTTTGGTTATTCAGTTAATACAATAAATCCATCAACCATTTGGAAATTTCCAGTAACAATGCGTGCTTCTCCAGCTGTTACTTTATTCAATGATAGAGTTGGTGGCACAGCAGGACAATGGAATACTGCTACTATAGATAGTGCAAACGCAAGGGCATTAGGTAGCTCAACAGAATTTGTAATGATTGACAATTCAGCAGTACCACTTGGCACTACAACTAATTGGTGGTTGGGTGGTGCAACAGCCGCAATTGAACTATAAGGTGTAAATATGTACGAACTATTTCAAGATATAAAAAAAGTTAAAAGACTAAGCGATGGTGCTTGGATTCCTTTTGAACCAGCCAATTCTGATTTTGCTAATTTCAAAAAAGAAGTCTTAGCTGGTGCAGAACTGCAAGATGCCGATGGGAATGTGATGACACAAGAACAGGCTGATGCGTTTATAGCGACTTTGCCATGATGTTTATTATTGATTGGGTAATGGATAAACTTGGTTATACCAAAAAGATAACTTTTAATTGGAATTCTTTTATTCAAGAACTAGAATGCGAAAAGCCAAAGCGCACAGTAGCTAGAAAAAAGCCTGCAACTAAAAAGCCTGCTGTTAAAAAGACTATTCGCAAAAAGGTGTAATTATGGCAGATGAATTTTTTGATGAGTTTCGCTATGGCAAATTAGTTGCACAAGTAGAAGCAATGGAAAAGAAGATGGATACTATGGAGATTGATATTAAAAAGCTCCTTGCTATGGCTGAAAGATCAAAAGGTTCTCTTTGGGCGCTAATGGGTGTAGCTTCTGTAGGCGGTGGTTTTATTACTTACCTTGCAGATTTATTTATTAGAAAATGAATCTACAAGTAAATGATTCCTTATCCAAATGGAATAAGACAGAAGCATTTGAACTCCAAGTAGCTAGAGGGCAAATCAGAGGGCATCAAATTAGGCATATTTTTGGATATAACCCTGATATTGATGCCAATACAGAAGAAACTATTTGGACTGCTGGTGGACTTTATGCTCATGCTAGTTCACCAACAATAATGAAAGTATCATCTACAAGCACTTTAGATACATCTGCTGGAGTTGGTGCTAGAACTGTTTCTATTCTAGGTATTAACTCTACAGGTAATGAAGTATCGGAAACAGTAACTCTGAATGGGCAAACTTCTGTTAATACAATTCATACATACACAGAAATTCAATCTGCTTTAGTAACTTCTGTTGGCTCTGCAACACACAATGAAGGCAATATATCTATTGGCACAGGCACAGTTACAGGCGGAGTTCCTGCTGTTATTTATGGGCATATCCTTGCTACAGAGAATGGCTCTTTAATTGGACATTACACAATTCCATTAGATTACACAGGTTATCTAATATCAGGATCATTATCCTGTGGCGCAACTCAGGCTTCAAAAAATATAACTGGTAGGCTTAAATATAGAGATCCACAAAATGTAATTCATACCTCATCCATAGTAACTTTTAGTTCAGGGAAAGTAGATTTTTATTTTGATTATCCCATTAGCTTACAGTCAGGATCTTGCATCTCTGCTACAGCTACATCTTCTACAGATAATGAAAAAGTTTCATCTTACTTTCAATTACTTTTAGTTAAAAATCAACAATAGTTGATAGTAAATATCTTAGCCTTTAAACTACCTTAATACTTATGAACAGCATTCTTAAATTATGGCAGATGATCTTGGACTATCTATTGGCGCTAAAGGCATCAGCGAAGGCATCAAAACTGGTAGAGATGCTGGCAAAGAGATTGCAAAAAATATTGAAGAAGTTCAAAAGGAAGCAGTTGATCTAGCAAGGCAAAGCGCCCAAGCTAAGATCAGAGAAAGAAGGGAAGCAGAGTTTAGGAAAGAAAGAGCAATTTTTAAAGCTCTAGAGGAATATAAACACAGAAAGAAGATTTCTGATGAGGAATACAAATTAAGAGTAGATTTTATTAAGGCTTATGGCACTAAAGAATGGCAAAAACTTTTAGATATTAAGATTGAGATTGAAAAGTTAGAGAAAGCAGACAAAGATTATTTTGATGCTGAACTATCAAAAATTAGATCGGTGCAGTTTTGGTGCTTTTTGGTTGCAGCATGGATTTCATATTACATAGTTTGGGGAGTTAAAAAATAATGTTACAAAGTGTTATAAAAAAAACCTTTGACTATAAAGATGGCAATTTATATTGGAAACATCATGATTATTTCCCAAAATTAATTGGAAAAAAGGCTGGAAGCAAACAAGGTAAATATTTTAGAGTTCAATTCAAAGGCAAAACTTATCTTTTGCACAGATTAATATTTTGTATGTTTAATGGATATATTCCAAAACAAGTTGATCATATTTTTGGTTATTCAAATGATATTAATAATTTGCGAGATGCTAATGAATCTACAAATCAACAAAATGTTGGTTTAATTAAAAGAAATAAATCAGGATTTAAAAATGTTCATTGGAATAAACAAAATAAAAAATGGATTATTCAATTACATATAAACAAAAAAATTAAACATATTGGTGGTTTTGATGATATTGAATTAGCTGATTTGGTAGCAACAATGGCTAGAGAAAAATATCATGGTCAATTTGCTAATCATGGAAGGTAAATTATGTTCCCCTTAACAGCTATTCTAGATATTGGCACAAAGCTAATAGACAAACTAATTCCTGATCCTGAAGCTAAAGCTAAGGCTCAATTAGAGCTTGTAAAGCTACAGCAAGAAGGCGAGCTTGCTAAGATGCAAGCCGATATTGCAGAAGCTCAAGAGATTACTAAGAGATGGGAAGCGGATATGTCTAGCGACAGTTGGCTTTCTAAAAATATTCGCCCAATGGCTCTTATTGCCATCTTTGGCGCTTATTTCTTATTCGCTATGATGAGTGCTTTTGGCTATGATGCAAATCAAAACTATGTGCAGTTGCTAGGGCAATGGGGTCAGATTGTATTTTTAGCCTATTTTGGCGGTAGAACTGCTGAGAAGATTATTGAGATGAAAGCTAAGAAAAATGAATAGTGAGCATCTTATAGCCATTGGCATCCATGAGAATTGGTATGATGCCCTGCAAGAAACCTTTGATAGATATGAGATTAATACTGTTAAAAGACAGGCGCACTTTATTGGACAATGCGCCCATGAATCTAATTACTTTAAAGCCCTAGAAGAAAACCTTAACTATTCTGCACAAGGTTTAATGGGGATTTGGGGGTCTAGATTTCCTACTCTAGAGATTGCACAGGAATGCGCTAGAAACCCTGAGAAGATAGCTAATAAGGTCTATGGTGGGCGCATGGGCAATTTAGAAGATGGTGATGGCTGGAAATACAGAGGTAGAGGGATTCTTCAGCTTACTGGCAAAGAAAACTATAAGAACACAGGAAATGCCCTTGGAGTTGATTTAATCGCCCTTCCTGAGCTTTTAACAACTCCTAAGTATGCTTGCCTATCTGCTGGTCATTTTTGGTCTAAAAAGGCTTTAAATGCCCTTGCTGATGCCGATAATTACCAAGAGATTACCAAGCGGATTAATGGTGGGCAAACTGGTCTTATGGATCGCATCTACAAAACTAAGAAAGCAGAGGAAGTTTTAGCTAGGGAGATTTAGGGATCTATAGATAACCCCATCACCCCAAACTTTATCAA